ATAAACTTAGTGTCCCAGCCAAGTTTAATAACTAATATGTCAGATTCGCTGACTGCGGTAGTCTTTACGACACGTTGCAGCAATGGAACCGGCGATGAATCATAATAAAACACAGTGGCACTACCGCTTATGGTTCTAAGCCCTGGCACAAAGCTACGGTCGCTTTCAGTCAATACTGTGGTGTCAAGCGTATCTACCGTGCTTGATACGCTCCAATTGCTGACCTTAGCTACCAGTGTGCCGTTGTAGGTCAAGGTGCCGTCTTTGCCGCTGTAATAGCTCATTTGTCAAGTACGCCAATTAGCTTAATTGTAGCCGACATGAGGCCAGGCTTGACACTACTAAATTGCGGCGGTTCGGCATAACGATATTTCATGCCAAATGGAGTCGCAGAGAAGCGGTTCGTGGTGCCGCTTGCTGTGCCAGCATGGAATCCTGGGTTGCCGCTTTGCGTTAATGAATTAGCTGCTACATCAAATACGCCTAACGTGCCACGGCAACTGTGGTAATGGTCGTAAATTAAAGCGGCATTGGCATCAGTAATATTATCAAACGATAGTGACAGTTCCATATTGGCACGTTGGTTGCCATATTGAACCCTTACCTCAACACCATCTTGCGCCTTGAACGTAGTGCCTGGGAAATCACCAGCCGATAATGACCTGCTGGTAGGGGCAACGCTCGGAAAGCTAGGGCCTGAGAAACTCATTGCTCGTTTTCAACCACGAATTGGCTGTCCTCTAAGTTTAGATAGGTGATCCTGCCGGAGCTGTCGATTGGTACATTTGTGCCGGTGATTTCCACCATTCCTTCCTCATCATAACTAATTAGCTCGGCCTTGTAACAACAAGCGCTTTGAGAATTTGAGTAGACCGTAAACACCGCGCCAGCAAAAGCGGGTGAGGTGAAGCCATTAGCATCAACTGTCATTGTGCCAGTCTGAACCTCCGTCAGCCCCGACCGCCACCAATAAACTGAGTTGGAGCCAGATAATCCCGTGCTTGAAATCACCTTGCCATCATCCAAAACATAACCGTTTTCAAACTGGTCTACATGTCTGGCTTGGCTTGCAACCTTAAAATACGCGCCAGGTGCTAATGCTAAGCTTTCGGGGAATGTTTTGAATGTAATAGTATGCGTTACATAACGACGTGTTTGAATTAGTAATTTAGCAAAACTAATTGCATGTGTTTTATTAGTGCAGAAACCAGTGAAATCAACAGCTTCTACTTGTAGTGATCTGTGGTTTGGGTCGTTTGGCCTGACTAAAATGTTGCGTGTTTCGGCAAAACCATCTTCTACCTCATCGCGTACCGTAACTAATACTTGCGGTGCTATACGTTGCTCGGCTGGATACCAGCTTACTTGCAATGAATCCTCAATAATATTGCCATCGGTAAATAGCGCCGAGATTTTAGGTAGTCTTTCAAAAGCACCATAAATAGAATAACCAGTAAGTTGATCTGCTGCTACCGGGAACGTGGGTTGTAATGATATTTTGCCGCCTAAAATAAGGAAATCTAAAAAGAAATATGGCGCATGTTCATATGCCCAATCGCGGACATTAACAGGTGACCCTATCACACCATCATAAAACAAGTCATTCTGGATACATAGCTTACATGCTGCTTGGAAGCCAGGCCAATCAATCATATCTTCTGGTATTAAATTAGCAGCGCCTGCTGCTGGGGCACGCAACAAATGACGCAATATCTCAGGGAATAAATGCGTTGGCCCTGTTATGGAACTTGTCGGTGAATAACCGCTAGTATTGCCGCTGGTGGGGTCTACCATCCGGGTTACGTTAATGCCTTGCTTTGCGTAATAAGTGAAATTATTAAAGTCGTTCCATTCCTTGCCACTGCGTAGTTGTAATCCTATCAACGCCATATTATCGTAAATTGGGGTAGGGTCATTTTGCCGTTGCTCATTAACGTAAACAACTTGATGCTCTGGCCCATTCTGATGGCTGCCTTCTTGTTGGTCGTATAAATATACATCCGCTACAGCATCATAATTTTCAGCTACAGATTGACCACCTACAACTAATTCTTGAACTGTTAAGTCATCTAAGGTAATGCCAAGGCCTTGAACTCGTACTCTGCTGCTCCCTGCGCTATAACCAGAACCTCTATTTACTGGTATAACAGAAGCAATATAAATAACTTCCTCTGATGAAGTCAAGTCTAATAACGAATACTCAAAGTTACTAGGCGGCATTGCAGCACCAGCAGGCTTCTTAAACGCATACTGGCCTGATGTTCTAGTGCCGTTATTATTGCCTGTCACGGTAATAACCGCGCCAGGTACAGCAGAACAAGACCACATATAGCCGCCCAATGTGTAGCCTTGTTGTGCACCAAAATTTGTAGTTTCGGCTGATGTTAAATCCAGTTGCACCTGAATCTGCATCCCTGGGTCAAGGTCAACACCTGGTGGGGCATAAGAATAGAATGCGCGGCCTGTGAAGCTTTGCCCTAAACCAGTTGGTGATGGCGCTCCTAAAACATCAATATGTAACCATTTCATTGAAAAGCTATCAGAACCTGCTTTTGCAATAGCTTTAAATTGTTGTGTGCTGCTGATTTGTTCTGCTACTACGCTTACAGTTAAACCGCTGCCAGGGCCGCTAATGGTTGTAGTCGCAAATGTACCCAACCCCTGTTCGCCATTTGTTAAATATTCAACTGCGCCTAATGATTGAACAGCCCCAACTTCTGCTTTCCCGCCAAAAAACATTACGCTATTAGTGCCCATCGACTGAGTTATCACTTCTGTTGAACCTTTATAACTAATTTCAAATCCACCGTTATTCACGTAAACGCCATATTTTAGTGGCCCTCCTGATCTAGCATCTAAAACTCTTGTTTTTATGCCTGTTGTTGATACATCAAGAATTGACCCACCCGCTAATGGCCTTAATCTTATTTCATATTGCACATCATCTCTTGGAAATTTAATGCGTATAAAATTAAACTGGTCTACAGGTGTACGACCTCTTACACAGAACGGCCCAGCGCTATCTTCTAAAGTAATCCAAGCTTCAGTTCCTTTTTCTCTTATCTGCAACCTAAAGAAAGAATACCTTAAGCCGTATTCACTATACTGTCCAACAATATAATTATTACCGCCTGCTTCGATTGCAGCAAGTGTAGTCTCAGGCGGTTGGCTTGAGAAATTACTCATGCCATTGAACCGCTTCCAAACTTGCGACTTAATCCCAATTTCAACTTGGTTTAATTTACGTGTAGTGGTTATATTGGCAACAGCTAACTTAAGCAAAGTCGCGCCATTGCAGGGATTAACATATTGCGCTAAATTCCTAGAGTTAAAATCTGGTTCATGTACTAAAATTTGCTCTGATACTAGCCGTACTTTGCCTGCTGTTAAAGCTTTAAAGAAATAAGCTTTTGATACTTCGGGACTCCATATTTCTGTTGGCGGATTGGACCCAGTGCAGACAGCTTCCACCTCATGTATCAGATAAGTTTCACCGGGGATCAATACTTCATCGCATGATATGCGGTAATTATCATCTTTTGCTGCAATGTCTTGAACGCCAAATTCACCAAATTTATTCGATATATTGCCTCCATACATTGCAAATTCAATTATTGAACCAACTGATACATCTACATCTTTGAATCCAGTGCCGTGCGTATTACCATTTATTTTATTTATGCCCGTCCGACAAGCGTAATGAGATTCAATTTTATCGCGTTCGTTGTTTGCTTTACGTGCTGCTTCTGTTGCTTTTAGCCATTCCTGTAGAGCGCTTGCCACATCTCCTCCAGTGCCTGGTCTTACAAATGGCGGGAATGATACCCTTATTCTTTTATATGGCAGCCGCCAATCTTGCGCATTACGCAATGGCTCTGATATGCCAAATTGCGTCATTGTTGTAGGTATCCTTACACCGCTAAATAAAGGTTGGACACCAGCATTAGAATAATCAGCTAGGAATACATCTTCACCCCGCGCTGCTAATTGGCCTCCTACCAAATGGTTTGATTTTGTTAGTCTGCCCTCGCCTGCAACACCGCCTTTAAAATAAACAGCGAATTTGTTTTCTTGATAGCCACGTATTAAGCTATCGCCGATTGCAAAACCTTTAATGCTTGGGATAGCTGCTAATACACCAGCACCAGCCAGGAATATAGCTAGTAATTCCTGGCCATCGCCTTGGCTAAGTAATTGCGACCATAGCAGTTTAGTCTCAACCCTTACACCGCCATACGCGCCACGGTTAGCAAATACCAATGGCATGACTTCGCCAAGTCTTGCTAGCGGTTGTACTGAAGTAAAGCCGTCTACATTAGTAAACCTATTGTCAGCACTTACGCTTGCGCCTGTTACATCACTGCCGCCTTGTTGTTGCGCTGGGTCAGATCGTTTCGGTAGTTTAGGTTTTGGTGCTAATGCCTGTGCGGCAAAGCTAAGGCCAGCTCCAACTACTGTTGTAACAATACCAACTGTTATTGGGTCGCATACCACCTCCGGCACTATGTCATAAGCTGCATCGCGCTCTGGGCGGTAGTTTGCTACCTCATTTGCGTACCAGTTATATTCTTCAATTGTCAGCCCTAAAGTATCAATTAATTGCTTTTCCCATGGCAATATCGCGCCTCGTATTTGACGGACGGGGACCATACCACCTGATTGATTTGTGCGCTGCAATGGAGCCATCCCGTGTCGTAGAAAACGGCTAGCCCATAGCTATCAACAGCTCGGACTAACGCAATAATACCAGTTTCGGCTGGTGTTCCCCACAAGTCTAATTGCTCCTTAAAGATGCTGGTGTCACCTGCATGTAAACGCCGATACCAATTGCGGGCAGGGGCTGGCGCTTCAATGCCATACCATCCCAATACCCACCTACATAAATTAATGCAGTCTGTAGCGCCATGCCGTGCTGGTTCAGCGCCTAAACGATATGGCAAGCCGATAAGATCAGCCGGACCTGATAGCACCCGTGCTTGGTAATGCTCCGACCATTTCGTAGGTAATACGTGCATTGGGCGCTTGCGCACCAATTGCATCGAGGGCATTGCTAAGTTGGAGTTCAACGGCTTGCGTGCTATATCCAAGTCCCGTGGCAATCCATAATTCATTGCCTAATAATACCCCTGGTGCATAGGTATCAGTTAATTGATAAGTTTCCACCTTTACTGAATAACTACCATTCACTGCATCTTGCACCCAGCTTAACGTAAGCGGATTGGCAGGTAATAGCAATTGGCTGCTGATATTATCACCGCTTTTTGATTTCTGCGCACCGCGATAAACAAACGGTAACAAATTCCAGTTTTGACCATTAAACCCAAATGCAGTGCCTTCTGTAAAGAAGTTTTGCCATCTTTGCACCGCGCCAGCAGGTGATATAAAAGTAACAAAATTACCAATAATAAATAAACTCATCTTAAACCTACCTGTCTGCGATAAGCAGGTGAATTACGCATCTGTGATGATACCTGGGCGGCCCCAGCTTTAGCGCCAGCCGCTGTGGCACGTTTTTCGGTTGCCTTCATTGCTGCTTGCAACTGGTCAGTGCTGACATAATCCTGGCCTAGGAACCTAGTAGTTTCAAAGCTAAATGCTAGCACTGGCGAGGGGCTGGTTTGTATATTGTTCACTGTATCACTATTGCTATCGTATCCGTTATTAGTAATGTTATTGGCGCTATTAGTAGTATTTCTATTCCCGCCCATACCAACGAAATTACCATCTTGGCGTTGATATCGTGCCATTGCTGCTGCTGGATCCAGTTCGTTATCGCTACTGCCGCCTTGGCGTTGATACCGCGCCATTGCTGCTGTGGCGTCGGCTGGGACAATAGTGCCCGAGCTACGTGGTACGAATAGCTCAGGGCCTTTCTCGCCGACCATGTAGGTGCTATTGCTGCTTACTGGGCCGCCAGCAGCTTTACCGCCGCCAAAGATCTTAGTGCCACCAATATCAATACCGCCAAGCAATGACTTAATGCCAAACGATATAAGCATCCCGCCAATATCTTTTAATATATCAGACAAGCTTTCTTGCAAACTCTTGGCTCCGGTTATGGCACCATCAATAGCGCCAACAATTCCGCTTTCAATGCTAGAGCCAATGCCTTGGACTAAATTTTTAATTGATTGCTGTTTAGACGCAAATTCAGCACTTGCATCATTAATTTCTTTTTGTTTAACAGCTTGCTGGTTTAACCCTTCTAATATTTGCGGTTGACTTGCTATTTGTTCGTCAAGCTGTGATACAAGGTTTTGACGTTCAAAGACGGTTTCAGCGGTCAAACCCTTTTCTTCTAATGTTTTTTGGACTGACGCTTGTTGAGCTTCAAGCTTTAATGTATTTTGAGCATTAAGCTGTTCGTTTTGCGCGAATTGTGCCGCTAAAGCTGGGTTAGTGCCGCTGACAATTAAATCTAATGTTCTTTGGTCTGCTTGACTTTTTTCGATTGATGTTTTTAATCCCGCCATTGATTGTTCTGTAACTTGAAATGTTGCATCTTTTAATTCATTTGTTTTAGTAACTTGTTGATCTAGTATTTGATTAATTGCTGCTTGTGTCTCTTGATTTTTAAGGGCATTTGTGTCTTGATCAAGCTTTGCTGTTGCAGGTGAGAATTGCCTAATATTATTTGCAGCATCAACTTGCATTGCGCGTGAGCCTATTGGTGCTTGTAGTGCAGCGGCGGCAGGGCCTGTAGGTCGTGTTACATTTTTAGCTGCTTGTTCAAATTTGCCATGAAGAATTTTATATACTTTCCCATCTGGAGTTTGGAATGCAGTTGCATCTCCAAAATCCCCCGGTTTACTGCTTGTGAATTTAGCGCCACCCTTAAGACTTAAAGCAGCCCCAGGTGGGAAAGCGTAATCAATACCTGTATGTGATCGACCTTTTCGTTCAGCGCCATACTCACCACCTCGTACGGTGGCTCCGCTGCTTAAAGGTTTGTTATTAACACTTACATATTTGTCTAAGGCGGTGCGACCAAAATCTGCTTGATCGCTTCTACTAATATGGAAATGAGCCCCATATTGGTTTTTACCTTTTGGACCAATGCCTCCCTGCATATAGCGCCCACCACTGCTTTCTTCTCTTCCGCCAACGCTTGAAGTCGGGTTTACGCCGTCCATTATTTCTTTAGCTTTCTTAGCTCCTTCGACCATTAACTCGCCTAATGAACGGCCTGCTGTTCGCAGTATTCCATCTACCTGGCGTGCATAACTTTTTTGCATTTCTCCAATTTCACGCTCAATGCCTTTCTTAAAGTCTGTTAATGTCCGTTCTAATTGAATCTTTTTCATTGTTGAATCAAACTCAATTTGCCTTCTAGTTACAGCAGCGTCATTTAAAGATTTTGCGCTATCACGGGCAGCAGATAACATCGTAGTATCTTGACCGGTTGCTGCTGCTGCAATCATTGCAGAAGTATCTTTACCGTATTGCGCTTTCCCTGCAAGCTTTAACTGCGATTGTTCTAAATCAAAATTACCTTTAATGCGCTGGTCTTGGAGTGTGCGCTCCATATCAGCAATACGGCGTATTGTCGATTCTCTAAAATCAGCAATCTGTCGTTCATATTGAATGCGGGCATCACTTAATTGTTTTTCTAAGGCTAGTTTTTTTGTTTGATCTTCAAGCAAAGCAGGTGTTTCTAAATTTACATCTGCTTTTGCTGCTTTTGGTGAATTTAATTCTTTAAGTCGGCCTTCTAGATAAGTTGCTTTTTTAGTTAATTCTGTTAATTCTGCTTTCATTATTGGCAAGACTGGTGCGCTAGGAATAATTACGTTATCATCAATACCTTTAATCTCTAGTCCTTTAGACATGCCAATCCCAGCTTTTTCAGCGGCTTTAATTTCTGTTGTAAGTTTTTTAATTTCAGTTCTAGTATTAAAAAGTTCATTATTAGCTGTTTTTCTGTCAGGCCCAGCCATTGCCTCATTGATTTTATCAATAACAGCAATGCTAAGGTCTAATATTCTTTTTAACATAGGTTCAAGGACTTTTCCTATTTTTTTAGCTAACATTTCTATGTTATCTATCAATGTACTAAATTTGCCACCAAGTGTATCGCTTTGCGCAATAGCGCCATTTGCGTATTTGCCTCCTTTTTCGGTAAGCCTGTTAATTGCAACTTCAACAGCTTCTGCGCTTATACGCCCTTTTTCTAATGCTTTTCGTAATTCCTCCCCTGATAACCCATACATCTTTTGCAGTTCACCCTGCAATGCAACGCCGCGTTCTTGGAACTGCAACAGCTCCTCGCCTTGCAGTCGCCCTTTAGCTTGCACCTGGCCGTAGGCTGTAACTAACCCTTGCAGCTCAGCGCCTGTAGCACCAGAAACATCAGCTAATCGTCTTGTAGTTTGAACTACTTTGTCGGTTTCAACGCCAAACGCTTGCAGTCGTTTGGCTGAATCAATTAATTCGCTTGATGTAAATGGCGTTACAGCACCAAGTTGCTGCAATTCTTGAATAATTTGTTTTGCTTTTGTTGCGCTGCCTGTAAGAACTTCTAAACTACGTGTTTGGCTTTCAAGTTC